TACCAAGCAAGCAACTATAGGTACAGCCATACATACACTTACTGAGAAGTATGATAGAGGTGAAGACCTAGGTGTTATCCCTGATGATTATGTCGCAGACATACAAGCATATGCTGAAGCAACAAAAAACTTTGAAAATGTAAACATCGAACAGTTCTGCGTACTTGATAAGTTTAAGATTGCAGGTACACCTGACCGCATAGTTAGATACAAAGGTGAACTGTTTATCTCTGACCTCAAGACAGGCAGTATCAGTTACCCAAATAAAATTGCCATGCAGTTAGCAGTGTATGCACACGGCTTGCCGTATGACCCTGCTACCGCAAGCCGTGGTACGTGGGGAGATGTCAATCAAGATAAAGGAATCATTGTCCACCTACCAGCAGGTAGTGGTCAATGCGAACTACATTTTGTTGACCTCAAAGAAGGCTGGAAGGGTATACAATTAGCAATGAAAGTACGTACCTTCCGAGATACAAAGAAAAAACTAGTCACGCCAATTAAGGAGTAACGTGTCCCATACAGAAGCACCAATCAGCATCACAGTTAAATCAGCAGCAGGTTCACTTGATACAGTACGTGCATCTAATGCTGATGAGTTAGACCAGACAGTTGCACTAACAGTTGCATCACTTGCATCTGCAACTACAGAACTAGAAGCAGCAGTACGTGGTAGCAATGCAGCAGTGCCACCACAACCAGCAACAGCAACAGTTGCAGCAGCATTTAATGCTACAGTAATTGACTCAACACCAGCACAAGGCGTAGGCTCACGTGTCTGCCCTCACGGTACAATGACACGCATTCATGGATTAACAGGTAAGTTTGGTCCTTACAAGGGTTACTTCTGTCCTGCTAAACAAGGCGATGCAACTAAATGCACAACACAATACATTAAACCAGCAATGGCAGAGTGGAACTCATTCCAAGCAGACCAAACAAAGGCATAAATGAAAACACTACGCCGTAGTATCGGTAAGCCAGAAGTAGGTGGAGAGCCATTAGCCCCACCTTTTCAGGCATTCCAACGTGAAGGTATGATTCTGCGACGAGCAGAAGTTACAGTCATAGCAGGTACTCCAGGCGCAGGTAAGTCTAGTATTGCATTACATATCGCAGCGAGATTAAAACAACCAACCTTATACTTCTCTGCTGATACTAATGCACATACTATGGCTATGCGTTTACTTGCAATGAAAGCAAAGATACCGCAGGCTAATGCGGAGTACATGTTAAAAACACAACCAGCGCAAGCAGAAGAACTCTTACGTGAGTTCAGTAATTTGTACTGGTCATTTGAACCTAGCCCCACACTAAAAGATTTAGATGAAGAAGTATCTGCATTTGAAACTATGTGGGGTAGAAGTCCAACGCTTATCGTAGTAGATAATCTTATGGACATAGCCATCGATGGACATGAAGAGTTTGCTGGTATGCGTGCAGTTATGAAAGAACTTAAGTATCTTGCAAGAGATACTAATGCATGTGTACTAGTCTTACATCATACCAAAGAAGGTGCGCCAGGTTTTCCTTGCCAACCACGTTCAGCATTACAAGGCATGGTCAGTCAGATACCTGCAATGGTATTGACTGTAGGGCAGATGATGCAGGGACAAGACGCATACTTATGTGTAGCCCCAGTTAAAAATCGTTATGGTAAAGCAGACCACACAGGTAATACATACATCCCATTATCATTTGAGCCTGGCTCTATGTATCTTGAGGATGTAGTCAGAGACTATAGACAAACGGAGATGACAGTATAATGCCAAAGTATAGAGTTACTTATTCACAATACAAAGTAAAAGTTATCCGTGCTTCTTCATTAAAGATAGCAGAAGAACGTGCAAAAAAAGCAGAAACAGGACGTTGGGAACTAACAGAAGTTAGAGACGAACCACAAGAATGAGTAGCGCAGCCAAAGCCAAAGGCTCAGGAGCCGAACGCGATGTAGTTAAGTATCTCAAAGAATGGTTTCCTTATGTTGATAGGCGATTGGCTGGTGCTACATTAGATAAAGGTGACATCTCAGGTATACCTGGAGTTACAATTGAAATAAAAAACCACGCCAAGATGGACTTGGCGGGATGGACTGAAGAGTTATTAGTCGAGATGGCTAATGATAAAGCATGGACAGGCGTGGTGTGGCACAAACGTAAGGGCAAGGGGAGCCCTGGGGAATGGTACTGCACCATGCCTGGTCATGTATGGGTAGATTTGTTAAGGAGAGCACTTGGAGAAACCAAGCATTGAAGAGTATCTCCGTTACATAGGAGCAGATACACCAGCAGTTAATAGCGGTTGGCGTAAAATGAAATGTCCGTTTCATGGCGACACACATGCAAGTGCAGCAGTAAATTATGATAAGAACGCCTTTGTCTGCCACGGTTGTGGTGTCAAAGGCGATACTTATTCGTTGATTATGTATAAGGAAGGTGGAGATTATCGTGAGGCTGTCCAGTTCGCAACGTCAGTTCTTACTACAGGCAACACAGAGATACGCGAGCAAGATAGAACTCGCACAAGAGTATCTTTCAAACCGCAGTCTATCGGTAGAAGAGGCAAGCATCTTTCATCTGGGAGTGGTAGACGACCCTCTACCAGGGCATGAAGCATATAGAGGTAGACTATCCATTCCATACATCACACCATCAGGTGTAGTTGATATTAGATTTCGTGGTATAAATAATGAAGACCCTAAGTACATGGGTCTAGTTGGTGCTAAGACTACAATGTTTAATACACAGGCTTGCTTTGTTGCAGACAAATACATCTGCGTCACCGAAGGTGAGTTTGATTGTATTATGATGTCAGTTAAAACTGTACATCCAACCATTGGTATTCCTGGTGCAAACAATTGGAAATCACACTATGCCAAGATACTAGATGACTTTGAAATTGTTATAGTGTTGGCTGATGGCGATGCAGCAGGTTTAGAGTTTGGCAAGAAGATAAGCAGAGAGTTGGGCAATGTTAATATCATTAGCATGCCTGAAGGAGAAGATGTTAATAGCATCATAACTAAGAGAGGGAGTGAATGGATTGACGAACGAATCAGAGAATGCATTACCAATGGATAGTAGTATATGGGAGCATATTGACCACATGAATATGTCTATTGGTATACCAGTATCTGAAAACAAAACATTAGATATACTTGGCGCACTAGAAGATATATACCACTCAATAGAAGAAGACCAAGATGACGCACGCAAGTGCGTAATATCATTGGCTGCTATCTTTGTAGCCTCTAGTGTGGGCAAAGCAGATTTAGTATGGCAAGAGTTCGCAGTACAAGAAGCAATGGAAACACTAGACGAATCACTTAAGGAGATACTCGATGAAGAACGCTAAAGATTTAGAATCAATTCATTTAGAACTAACAACTCTCATGCTTAGAAAGCATGCAGACTATGGACCAATGAACATAGCAGGTGCACCAGGTGGTGCAATGAATGGATTACGCGTAAGAATGTACGATAAGTTGGCTAGACTTACTCACTTAGCGGACAAATCCGACACGCCGAACTACGAATCTATTGAAGATACACTGATTGACCTTGCAAACTATGCCATAATTGGATTGCTCGTCCAGCGTGGACAGTGGGAAGGTATCCCGAATGGAGATTAAGTGTGAAACGAGTAGTCGTATTAAGCGATTTACAGATACCGTATCAACATAATAAAACTGTAGATGCAACGATAGAGTTTATTCAAGACTACAAACCAGATGAACTCTGGTGTGTAGGAGACGAACTAGATGCACCCGAACCTAGTCGTTGGAATAAAGGTATGGCAGGAGAATATGCAGCGACACTGCAAGACAGTATAGATTTAACGCACAACATAATGGCTCGTTACCGCAAAGCATTAGGTAACAAGCCATTTTACATTCAACGCAGCAACCATACAGACCGCATTGATACATACATGCGTAAATATGCACCAGCCTTTTCTTCCTTGCGTTCACTAGAAGTAGAAGAACTACTTGGCTATGACAAGTTAAAAATTACATACTTGCATCGCATGCACGAACTACTACCTGGCTGGGTAATGGCACATGGTGATGAAGGTGCACTCAATCGTGCGCCTGGTGCTACTGCATTGAACTTAGCAAAACGTTTAGGTAAATCAGTAGTGTGTGGACACACGCATCGTATTGGTTTACAACATGAAACTACTGGTTTTTATGGTAAGACTCACACACTCTATGGTTTAGAAGTGGGACACATGATGGATATCAAGCAGGCTAGTTACCTTACTTCAGGTAGTGCTAACTGGCAGCAAGGCATTGGTATACTAGTAGAGAACAATAATAAAGTTGTTCCATTTGCTGTTCCAATTATTAACGGTGAGGTAATTATTCCTTAATGAATTACATCGAAGAGTATAACGACATGGTACAGACTCTTGCCAGTGAGTATGCACGCAAGTACACAATGCTTGACCGTGATGACATTGGACAGGAGTTGTGGGTATGGTTTGTTGCACATCCACGCAAGTACAAAGAATGGTGTGAACTAGAACAGAAAGACCGCGATAAGTTAATAGCAAAGTCTTTACGCAATGCAGCAATTACTTATTGCGAACGTGAGAAAGCACGCAAGATTGGCTACGATACATCAGATTTATATTACTATGATGTATCAGTAGTTGAAGCCTTTTTGCCTTCTATCATCAGCGAAACATATGTAATACCAGTAAAGATACAAGACCTTAATTCTAAGTTTGGTAGTGGTGCTATATCAGATGGTAACAACTGGTTAGCATTACGTTCAGATATAGCAACAGGTTATTATAAATTACCAGAAGCAAAACAAAATGTATTACGTTTACGCTTTAGCGTAGAGCAACCTGACTGGGCTACCCTTGCTAAAGACATGGATAGCACAGCAGAAGGTGCACGCAAAAAAGTAGAGCGTGCCCTTAATTCACTGGTCAAGAATCTGGGTGGCTGGAAAGCCTATCGAGATGACGAAAGCCCAGGTCAAGAGGCAGTTGACTCGGGAAATAAATGAATGACTTAAGAGGTACGCCAACCTTTGCCTGCATATGTGGCTGCAAAATGTTTGA